ATTCAGGCATTGACCTTCTAAGTATCAATGCTCTGTGTACAGGATTATGACAAGAGCGCAATGGATCAATTAACATTGCAAAACTTTTACCACCACCTGCAGCTCCACCATACAATACATCTTTTTCTGGTGCAGCTAAAAAATCTGTCTGAGGTCCGTCATTAGGCATGAAAGCTACATACGAACCTGTTTTATCTAAATGTTCTTGTATTGCATTAGGAAGAGTTTTACTTTCTTCGTTTGTTAGAACATTAGAAGTTAAAGCTTTGACCTCCTTGTCAAGTTCTTTTTGAACTTTTGACAACTTCCTTGTCAGTTTTTTAGCTTTAACTTTTTTTCTTTTTAACTTTCTTTCAGCTTGTTTTGTTGCTTTGTCTGCTGAAAGTTCAGAGTTTTTAGGTCTGCCTGCTTTTAATCTAGGTGAACCATCTTTCTTAAGTATATAGTTCCCTTGAGAATCTGTCAAGTATTTTTTATTTTTTTCTACCATAAACTTTATCTACATGCTTTTTTAAGCCTGCTCTACTCATAGTTTTGCCTGTTTTATATTCTAACCAATCTACACCTACACCTAAACTTATTTCACCTGCGTAGACAGATTCTGATATTTCTTTTAAAAGATCTACTTCCTCATGGTTAGGTTTTAAATAACCTTCTATGTTTTTATCTATCTCATAACCAAAAGGAATAGTAGATGTTTTTCTTTTAATATAACCGTCTGGTATTAAACTTAACTCCATTTACTAAACTTCTCCACAACTTTTGCCCATAATTCAGGCTTCTTTCTTTTTACTATGATAGCAGCTACTAGAACTGCAAAACCTACCATGATTACTATATCCATATTACTCTTCTCCTCTTATCTCTGTGTATTCTGTTTTGACTGCTTCCATTGGTTCTTTATCTGGCATCAGAAATATTCCACCTGCTGCTTTGTGTGTTACATCCAACTTATCTACTTTAGAAACTCCTACTCTATCTAACAAAGTTTGAGCAGCAGCTAGTTTATTATTAGCTTGTATTACTGGTCGATCTGCTTCCATGATTTCTACAACCTTAAAAGCTGCTTTAGGTGCAGAGTTTGCAAGTATATCTTGAGTTACTTCTATAATCTCTGTCTTTAAAGCCTTTACTATCTGTGAGTGGTGTCCAGAGTAGCCTGCTAATTGTGCTGCTGACTTTGCATCACCTTTAGTATCTATCAAATGTTCTAGAAATGATTGTTGCTTTTCAGTAAGCGTTCTTGTTTGATTGTTATTAGTGCTAGGAAGTACTGACATTCTTTTAAATCTCTGTAATATTTGTGAAAGACATCCATAAAGTATATAGCCAGATAGAACTTTTGTCAAATTTATTTTATATAGCTCTTGACAAACTTAAAAATTAACTATATAATAACTTATGTGCCGAGCAGGTCACATATGTAGATCTCTGTAGTCTTTAATAGGCGCAGATATACCAGTTAGATCTGGTTAACTACTAAAACTTCTAAAAATGTATGATCAGTACATAGATATATAGTGGCATGGGTATGGTCTTCTGCCCTCCCTCTAAATAAAAAGCCCAAAACTAATAGGACTACTGAATTATAGAGTCCTTCCAAGTTAATGTTGAGAGTCTGAGTGGCTTTTTATAAAGGTTTTCTCTGACATCGGAATACACAAATTACAATACTATAAAAATTTTAAAGTTTATATAAATATTTTCAAAGTATTCCTCCGTAAAACTATGAAGTTTATGATAATGGTAATCAGACTTCTGAAACTTTAAAAGTTTAGTAAGACTTTGATATCTAAATAGTTTGTTGCCACCTCGAAGACTATTAAAATTTGTGTATGCCTGGCTGTTGACATGTTTTCTTAGTAGTTAAACTAGTTTACGATACCTTTATAGTTTTCTAGTGTAAAATGTTTACAAAAATACTTCATATTTTCATAAAATAATTAAAATTATCGAGCATTTGACACTTCAAAAACTATAAAGATTCTGTTACAATTAAGTTTAACAATTACTATACAAAGGAAATAATATGTCTACGAAGCCAGTTATACACTTAAACTTTGCAAATAATAATAAAGTCTTAGAGACTTCCAGTTTACCTGTGGCAAAAACTATGATCAGATATCATTGGTCAAAGGGTTTTCCACTAGTATCATTTCAGACAGAAGTATCGTCTGATTACCAAGCCATTGACAATTATGTCAATAACATAAACTTCATTACAATTTCCTAAGGAGGAATAACAATGAAAATATCACAATTTAAAACTTTAAAGTCCAATTCCAAGTCTAATACTAAATTTGATAGTAGTAAGATGTCAGGAAAACCGTCAACATATAAGCAATGTGCAACTGTTGCAGGCTTTGTCTTGGATAGCTTTGTAAAACTAGCATTTGATGAAGATCCTCGAGTAGGTGAGTCTGAATCAACTATAAAATCTTTCAACTGGAAAGTAAGAGGTAGAATTTCCAGAGTATTACTTGATGATGCTAAGTTTGATTCAGACGCTTGTCAAGCATACTTTCAAAACAAAGACAAAGCCATAACTAAGAAACATGCTGTTAAAGTATGTAAAGCGTTCAAGGATCACAACAAGGAAGCTGATAGAATAGATGAGTTCCTTAAGGCAGTTCCTACTAAAGTATAAAGCTTTACATATACTTTAACTTTAAAGACTCTCAACATTAACTTGTTGGGAGTTTTTTTTATCTATAAGACTTCTGCAGCATTCCTCCAATGTACATAATCTAAAAACTTGAGATAACCAATCCCAGTCGATTAGATTTATCGGTTCGACCGGGAGCAGTGTTGTCTGAAGTTTTTTATAGATTATGTGTTCTCTAAGTCTATTAAAAATAGACAAGGAGGAATGCAGAAAATCAAGGTCTGCCGTATATCACAAATTAGTCACATCAGGCTTCGAGTCTTTTGACGATCCGTGTAACGGCCTGTCAAAAAAGGGAGAAATGTCCTAAGTAAACAATTTTGATATGACACACGATTAATTTTTGTCATAAGTCTTACTTACAAATCTACTGTGCATAACTTGAGTTCTTCGGTCTTTTTTTCTGACCTGCTAACTATAGCAAGTTATACACAGGTTTTGGGCTTCTAATAAAGATGGTCATTTTCCCAAACCCATGCCTTACTAAAAATTTAAATTTAAATTGAATTAATCTACAAAGTTCGGACGTAGTAACCGCCTGAGTACTGAACGAGTCACCGCCTGAGTACTGAACGAGCTGTTAGTTTCCTGTATTTTACCTGTGGATAACCTTGTATAACTTGTGGATAACATATTATTCTCCCATATCTTTTAAAGTTTTAGAAGTTTTAGAAGCAGACAACCTCTACTTCCCTTAATCTTTAAACATTTAGTTTCTATGGAGATTATACTAAAATACTTTTCTCTTGTCAACTTTAATTGCGCACCAAAGGGCTTGACACAGATTTGGGTATCGGGCATAATGGTTCGGCAAACGCAGACAGACTATCTAAGGAGATAATTATGATACAGCAGTTTCTAAGTTTCGAGTTGGCTCAAAAATATTTGAGTTCTTTTAAAGTAAAGTGTAAGAACAGAAGTCTTGCTTCTAAAGACAAAGTGTTTTTATTTGAGAATCGTTCTAAAAGCTTTTATGTCTTTAGAACTTGGTGTCATACATATGACAAATACATTTGGAATGTTCAACTATTACCTAACAACTTTAAAAGGAGATACTATAATGGGTAGATTCAATCACAGTAACTTTAGTATTCAAGGTGGTCAAGGTTTTCAGATTACATTTGAGAATGGCTATACTGTATCTGTACAGTTTGGTCAGTATCATTACTGTTCAAATAAAAATCTTAAACGAAATGATGATGTATACACAAAGGATTGTCGTAATGCTGAAACAGCTATCTTTTATAAAGACACCCATCCTTTTCATAAACATAAAGGTGATGATGTTCAGAGTTATCAAAGTCCTAAAGAAGTTTTAGAAACTTTAAAGTATGCAGAGAGTTTACCTAATCCTGAAGAGGAAGCTTATGATATTTGGGAAGGAGCTGAAGATACTGACGAATTAGATAAGAAAGTTTCTGGT